GTCGAACTCCTCGATAACCGGAAGGGCGGCGGCGGGATCGATGCCGCGCGAAATCTCGGCGCGGACCTGGCCGCGGATGAAGCGGCCGAGCCACGATAGGCCGCCGCGCTCGGCGCCCGGCGCGTCCTCGGCGAAGGCGATGAATCTGTCGCCGGCGGCGAACTGCGCCTGGCGCAGGCCCTTGACGGCGGGCGGCGTCGCGCCGAGCCAGCCCACATGGCGCAGATAGTAGGTTCCCGGCACCGGGTTGTTGTCGTCGTCGGGATCGTAGAACGCCGCCGACACCTTGCCGTAGCGGCCGGACTTGACCAAATCGGCGAAGGCCGGGTCGCACTGGTCGATGTTGGCGACCAGGCGGTCGCCCTTCTTCCGCAGATCGGTCACCCAGCCATAGGCCGGCGCGTCCATCTTGGGATGGCCGACGACATGCGGCGCCTTATGCAGGGCGGGATCGTAGACCGCGGCGGTGTCGGCGAGATCGCCATCGCCGAACGACAGCGTGCGGCCGTCGATCGACTGGAACCGCCCGGTGCGGAAAATCTCGATCTCGTTGTCCAAATTGTCCCCCGCAAAGCCGCGAGTGAGCGTCGCCGAGAACATGCCGCGCGCCGGGGCGCCGGTTCTATGCGTGAAAAAACCCCCCAGGGAGCACGGCTATTTGCCGTTCCAAATTTCGACGATGTAATCCTCGACGATGTCGAGCAGCTCGGTTTTGTCCTGGGCCGAGAGGCCGAGATAGGGCCGCGCCGGAATCGTCACCTTGCGCGCGAACACGGTCTTGCCGCCGAGCTTGAACACCAGGAAGTCGCCGCTCTTGGGCCGGATGGTGCCGCCGAACTGGTGAATCGCGCCGTAGATTTTATTGGTGCCGATTTCGACATAACCGGGATGCACGGCGGACGTGATCGAGCCTTCGAGGCCGCCGGCCATGCCGTGCTCTTCCAGAATCTTGGTGCCGCGCTTGCCCTTGGCGTAGTCGGGGTTGAGCGGCGCCCAGGCCTGCCCCTCGGGGTCGCGCTGCTGGTCGAAATGGCGCCGCGTCTGCTTGACCACGGCGATGCCGATATTCTTGAGGCAGGCCTGGACCAGGCCGGCATCGCCCTTCATCTGCAGCCGGCGCATGGCCTCGCGCAGCTCGGCGTCGCGGACGGTGACCTTGATGGCGGCGCCGGCCATTTTTCAGGGATGCCCGTAATCGCGCTGGGAACGCGCCCCATGCGGCATTCCGGTTTTGCGCCCCTCCGTACCGAATTTCCCGAACAGGCTTTTACTGCCCCCTTTACCGGCGGCCGTATTCGATTTTAAGCCCCTTGGCTTGCCCGCGCGGGCGCCGGCGCCTATCTTCCCCCCACTTAGGCCGTCTCGGAATCGTCCTCCGATGGGGCGGCCGGGCGGGGCTGCGGACGGTCGCAGGCCCCTCATTTCCCCTAATCCGCCCATAACAGCCGTCCCGTCCGCACGGTGCCCATCGCGCCGGGATCGCGCGTCGGGAAGAACGTCACCGCCGACAGCATGCCGCCCTGCGCCTCGGCGACCAGCGTCACGCCGTAAGGCCCGATATCCAGCACCTTCACGATGCGCTTCCTGAGGCTCACCTTGCCGCTGACGGTGTTGCGGTCGAACGCGATCCAGATTTCCTGCGGCGCCGCCAGCAACTCGGGCAACAGCGGGATGAAGCGGGCGCGCCCGAGGCCGTCGGGCGCGGCCGCCAGATGCGCGGCCAGCGAAGCCGCATCGATATAGACGGTCGAGCCGTCGGGCAGCGCCAGCGCCTTTTCCTCGCCGCCGATCGCCGTCTCGATCAGGCCCTGCAGCGCCGCCGCGCTCGATGCCGCGCCGATCGGCGCCGCCTTCGCCGCCACCGCGGGCAATCGCGCCGGCCGGCCGTAGCTGCGCCAGTCGCCCGGCGTCAGCCGCTCCCAATTGCCGGCGTTCGCCTCGGCCGCCTTCAACAGCTCGGCCTGGCCGCGCGCCCCCCACGCGGCGTCGCCGACATTGTAGCCCCACCCCGGATCGATGCCTTCCGGCACCTGGATCGGAAGCGGTCCGGCCGAGGTATTGAGCAAGACACTGCGATAATTGATCGGCGGCGCTTTGTCGGGACCAATTTTGCCCATGTCGCGCAACTCTCGCTCGCTGATGGGTTCGACATAGCAATGGCAGCCCCAGCCGTTCGGCGGATAGTGCGACTTCCACCACGGGTCGGTCGCGAGCAGCACCATGCCGTCCCACGCCAAATGCTGCGGCCGCGGATGCTTGACGCCGTCGGCGTGGCGATAGCGCCAATAGGGCTGATAGCGCAGCACGTCGGGATCGGTCATCTGGCGGTAGCGGCCGGCGCTGTAGGCGGTCGAGAGGTTGGTCTGATAGATCACGCGGGTGCGCCAGCCGCGGCCGCCTTTGTAATCCCAGCCGTAGCGGGTGACGATGGCGTCGAACTTTTTGCGGAAGTCGGCAATGGTGGTGCCGTTGGCGATGGCGTCGTCGATCGCCGCGCGGAAATCCTCCAGCATGCCGTCCTTGGTGGCGACGGCGACGGTGAAGGCGCGGGCATGGGCGCCGCCGAGAATGTCGGCCCACACCGGCGACGCGACGTTGACCTTCTGGCGAAAGAAGTCGATCGCCTCGCGGAACGGAACGTCGCGATATTCGGCGGCGTCAGGCATCAGGGGAACATCGAAAGCTGTATCGCGCGCGGCGCTTCGCGCGGGGCGTCGGATTCCGTTTCAGCCTTCAGCTTATGGCAGCAGGGACCGAGATGGCCACCGTCGCGCAGGAACCGCCATCCTGCAGCGACGGCAGCGGTATGCTCTTCGATATAACCGGGACCGACGAATTGCGCAGTCGGCGCTTCCCCTGCCGGATGCGGCCCGTCACAACGCAATTCGAGCCGCGTCTCGAAGGGCGGCTCGTCCCTCTCTCCGAAGACGGCGATCGACAACGTCACTCTTCGTCGCCTTCGGCCACATACTCGCCATCGATGTCCGTCTCCGGGGCGGGCAGCGCGGCCGGCGCCAGCGCGGCGCGGAGCGCCGACGGTAATTCATAAGCGTGCGCGGGCTGCCGTTTCCAGGCGATCGCCGCCGAGCACGGCGTCAAGCCGTAGATCGCGCCGCCGCCGTAATAGACCGGGTCGAGCAAGTCGCCGGCGTAGAGCGGCTCGACCATCAGCATCTTGGCGCCGAACCGTTCGACCTCGCCGATTTTGCCGACCAGCGTGACATGGCCGAAAATCTCGACGATCGCGTACTCGCCGGCCGGAAGCGTCTCCGCCGAATCGTGCTTCGTCATGCTGTTCTCCTGCGTTTGCGCGCCAGGCGGTATTTCGCCCAGCGCTTCCTGCCGTCGCTGTCCCACGTCCGGTCGATGACCCAGCCGTCGCGGCGCAAATCCCAGATGCGCGCGCCGAGGCGGAAGCAGCCATAGCGGCGCAGCGCGAAGAGCGGCGTGATGCTGTTGCCGTCGCGCAAATGGCGCAGGATGCGCGCCGCCTGGCTGTCGGCGTCGCGCTCGCTCATGGCCGCTGCGCCTTGGCAACCGCGTCGCCGTCAAACATCGTCAGCGTCTTCGGCGACTTGCTATCAAGCCATTCGTTTAAGGCACGCCCGGCTTTAGCCGCCTGTCGGCAGTCCGCTTTGGTCTGTCCATAGGTGACGATGTGAACGAGCTCGCCATCCCACGCGAGCAACACAACCTGCTTGCAGTTCTGCGCCTCGGCGACGCGGCGCGCTTCGGCGATGGGGATGCGCTTAGGCAATTTTCCCGCTCCAATTCGCGCGGACAGCGCGGATCAGCTCGGCGCAATCGTGGAAGCCGAGCCAATCGGCGATCCGGCGCTCGCCGCGCCGGCCCTGCAGCGCTTGGCGCATCGCGACGCCCATGTCGTAGATCACCATCGGATCGCCGGCACCGCTCATGCCGCCGATTTCCGCGGCGTGACGCCGTTGAAGAAATGCGGCTCCTCTTCGGCGATCTCCGATTCAGGCCCGTCATGCGTCGGCATCGGCGCATAGCCGCACACGTCGCAGGCGACGAAACGGCCCCTGTCGGCCTGCTCCTCGCCGCATTCCGGGCAGGCGACGAATTGCGTCATGGCACGCCCGGCAGCTTGCCGTCGGCGGCGATGGCGGCGTCGCCGACGCGGAAAATCTCCGCGTGCCGCTGCCAGCGCGCCGGCGCCTGCGATGCCGCCAAGCTCTTCAACAGATCGTCCGCGGCGTCGGACCAACGCTGCTCCTCGAGGAGCTTGCGCATGGTGACGAAAGTGCGAAGCCCGTGCAGGCCCAGCTCGTAGGCCATGTCCACCAGCGCCGCCTGGCGGGCGATGCCCATCGCGTTCCAGATGTCTTCCGGCACCGAGAGCTGCGCGTTGTTGGCCGCGGCGCCGTAATCCGTGGCGAACGCGGCTTCCGCCTGGGCTTGCGTCCACATCATGCCTGGAATCACCGTCGCATTGTTGTGGCCGTAGCCGATCTCGTAGCCGCGCGAATCCTTTTTCGCGGTGAGGGTGCAACCCTCGTTGGCCTTGGTATACGGCTCGCCGACGGTGTGAAAATCGGTCATGCGTTTGTCCTCCACGGCGAGACGGCCATCATCAGGTCGCGCGGCGTCACTTCGTTGACGCCGACGCTCAAATCCTTGGGAAAGAAGCGCGACACTTCGAGCGCCCGCGCGATCAGCTCGCTGCAGAACCAGGCACGCTCATCGCGCCAATCGCGCTCGACCGTGAAGGCGACGATCGCCTTCATGTCGTAGGGCTTGCCGAGCTGGCGCTTGAGAAAGGCGAGGAACGTCGCCTCTCGATCGGCGCCGAGCGGCTGCGGCAGTTCGATCACCGCGACGCGGGTGAACTTGGCGTAGCCGTAGGCGCGGACCGCGACGCCGTTTTCGAGCCGCGCGCCCAACAGCGTGCCGTCGGGCAGTAGCGCATCGACATGGCTGGGCCAGCCGCGCTGATAGAGCTTGACCGCCTCGGCGGCAAAACCGGCCTCGGCCGAAAATTGCAGACGGATCATTGTTCCCCCTTACCCGCGCGAGCCGGGTTGGCGGGCGGCGAGCGCGGGGAAATGGATGCCTCGTAATGGCCGGCGAGGTCGGCGGCGCCGAGCGCCTGCTCCAGCGCCTTGGCCATCAGGGTCGGGTCGAGCGCGCCATAGAGGTCGATCAGCTTGTCGCGCAGCTCTTCGAGGGAGCCGCATTGCTCGGCAAGGAGGCGGATGCGGTCGACCATGGCGGCGATCGCCGGCGCCGCGGTGTCGCCGACGCGATCGCCCCAGGCTGTTACCAGCGGGGCGCCGGACTGTGCCGGTAACAGCTCCGCGAAGGCCGCGCGCGGGTCGCGCGGATCGAGGCCCGGCGGTCCGAAGGCGGGCGGCGGCGGCGCGTCTTCCCAGCCGTCGCCATAGGTCGCGGTGATGTAGTCGAGCGTCGGCTTGAAGCCGAGCGACTTGATCTGCACGTCGCGCGCGGCGCGCTTGTTCAAATCCTCTTCTTCGTCGATCTCGAAGCGCAGCCGCGGATAGGCCTCGCCGGGGCAATTGAGATCGACGATCCACTTGACCAAGCTGTTGTTGTAGGTCCGCGCCAGCGCCTTGCCGTCGCCCTTGACCAGCTCCAGCCGCACGTCGTTATGGACATCGCCGAGGGCGCGGCTGCCGCTGTCGCCGACGCTGGTGGTCAGGGTCTCGCCCAGCACCGCCTCGGCGATCTGCTCGTCCATGTAGCGCGTGATGTCGTCGTAACCGGTGTTCTGGCCGGTGCGCTGCGATTCCAGGAGTGACACCAGCATCCCCTCCGGAACGCTGATGTTGGTCTCCTGGGCGATAGCGTCGAGCACGTCCTGCAGCTTCTGCTTTTCCGCCGGCGACGCGCCTGGCTGATAGGTGCCCATCGCCGTCGGCATGCCGAACTTGTCGAGGAAGGCGAGCCAGAAGCCGATGCTCTGCCGCTTGAAAAATACCGGCCAGTAGAGCCGCGCGCCGATGCCCCAGCCATAGGGGCTGCCGTCCTTGGCGCCCCAGCTATGGACGATGAACTTGCGCTCCGGCAGGTCGATGCCGACCAGCATGTTGTCGTAGGTCACGAGATGCAGCACGTAGTCGATGTCGAAGCGGAAGCGGCGCTGGTCGCGCATGATGATCTGCTCCGGCACGATGCTGGCGCCGTCGCGCGCCCACATCGTCTCGCCGGTGGCGAAGCCTTTGAGGATGGCGTCGCCGAGGCCCATGTTGGCATCCTCGAAATTCAGGTCGCGCAGCATCGCCGTCACGGTGTCGGCGGCGCGCTGCGACGGTCCCTCGACCACCCAGGGGAAGCCATTGATTGCGGATTTGCGCTTCTGCAGCACCGAGAAGACGCGCGGATCGCGCTCCAGCTCGTCGTAAATGCGGAGGCCGAGCATGCCGCCGCGCTGCATGAGGATGCCGTCCTCGTTGAGCAGCAGCCGGCCGACATAGGGATGGAAGATGTTGTTGGTGACGCCGGCGATCTCGCGCAGCGCCACGGAGAGGCGGCTGACGGCCATCAGCGTTGTCCCTCGCGCTCGATGCAATCGAGCAATGCGCGCACATCGGCCGCCATCTGGTCGCCGAGAACGCGGGCCTTACTGTGGCTTTGCCAGGGCGCGTGCTTGTCCCATAAGTCAGCCGTTCTCTTCATTTGTGCGAACAGCGCGCGCTCGGCTTCGGTCAATTCCATAGCTCGCTCCGCGGCAGGCGCTGCGCCCGATACTCGCCGCCGATATCGCCCGAGCCGCGGCGGATGCCCGACGACATGCCGTCGATCAGCATCGGATGCGCCGCGGCGTTGATGGCGAGGAATAGCGACCAGGCGCGGTCGGCGTGGCTCGCCGCCTGGTTGCTGTCGTCCTCGACGACGAAGCGCGGCGCACCGGTCGGGCCGGCCATCTTCTTGAGACTGTGCAGATCGGCGCGCAGGCGCACGTCGCCCATGGGAATGCGGATGGCGCGGTCCTCGAATTTCTCCTTGCCCTGCGTCGCCAGGGTCAGCTTGTTGGGGCCGGTGAACAGCACGCCTTCGATGCGCGCCTCGCCCCAGCGACGCTGCGCGTCCTCGACCGGCTTCTCGCCCATGCCGGTCTGGTCCATGCAGCCGCGCGCGACGTGGTATTTTTCGACGAGGCGGTCGCGCTCCTTTTCCTGTTCGTGAAACGGGCGCCGCTCCAGGATCGAGATTTCGCGCACCCACAGCACGTCGCCGACCAGCTCCAGGATCGCGCCGACCCACAGATCCTTGCGGCGCCCGATATCCTCGCCATAGAAGCAGCGCCCGTCCTGATAGAGTTCGGGCTTGCCGGCGTCGTCATGCTCGCACGACGCGATCAGCTCATAGCTGAGCCAGGCACTGGCCTCGTCGAGATATTTGAGCTCGAATTCCTGCGCCCAGGCGTCCTCGTCGGCGAGGGCGCGGCGCAGTCCCTCGATGTCGCGCGGCAGGCCGTCGGCGACGGCGCGATAGATGTCCACGGTATGGCGCGACCAGGTCCCGTCCGCGCCGGTGTCGAGCTCGTAGAATTTGTTGTTCTTGCCGTTGGGTGTCGAGGCGACGCGCAGCTTCCATCCCGCCGAGATCACCGGGAACAGCGCGCGCCAAATCTGGCGGCTGTTTTGGTGGAAGGCGAATTCGTCGAGGAACACGTTGGAGGAAAAGCCGCGCGCGGTGTCGGGATTGGCCGGGAGCGCCATGATGCGCGAGCCGCCGGCGAAGCCGATCTCCAGCGCGCGGTAGGAGACGACGTTGCCGTCGCCGCGCCAATCGCGCTCGCCCAAATCCTCGAAGGCGAGGCCCATGGCCATGCAATGGCGCTTGGCGGTATCGATCGCCTCGCGCGACTGGCGCTCGCCGCGCGACAGGATGGTCCAGGGCGCGCGGCGGCCGGTGACCTCGGCCTCGAAGCAATCGTCTGCGGCTTCGAGCGTGGTGGTGAAGCTCTTGCCGGTCTGGCGCGCGAATTTGGCGAGCTTGAAGCGGGCGCGGTCGGCGAGATAGGCGCGCTGGTAGGGATAGAGCTGGATTGCCGGTTGGATCATGGCGCAGCGGCCTGTTCCGGCGGGATGCCGTAGATTTCCTCGCGCACCCGGCGCAGCGTCTCGACATCGAGGCCGCGCTTGCCCGCGCCGGCCTTGTCCTCCAGCGCCTTGAGCTTCGACTGCGCCTCGGCCGCGATCTCGCGGCGGACTTTGAGCGTGAAGTCGGCGTCCTTGCGCCGCGCGGTGGCGAGATGGTTCAGCGCCTGGGCGACGAACATGGCGCCCTTTTCGTCGAGCTGGACCGGCTCGCCGTCCTCGGCGCCACCGATGATGTCGAGGATGACGCTCTGCATCAGTTCGAGGTTGAGCGCGGTGACCTTGGATTCCGGCGCGTCGCCGAGATTGCGCGCCAGCGCGTCGGAGACATCGCGCGAGCGTCGCAGCCGCTCGCCGATCTTCGCCATCTTCGCCGAATAGCGGCCGAGCGCCGAGCGCGAGATCGAAGCGGCGTCGGGACCGAGCGGCCTCAGCGCGGCGAGAATGGCGTCGAGCGCGACATGCTGATCGAGCAGCGCACCGATGCGGTCGCGGATTTCGGCCGGGAGTTTTTCGACGCTGGAGGCCCGCGCCATCGCATCACGCCGGCGACGGGCGATGAACGCCGGCGACTTGCTCGTTGCCTTCGGCGACATCGAGGCCGCGTTCGGTCAGGCGCGCCACCAGCACGGTCGGGAACGGCCACTCGTGCGTGATCACCCCGGCGTTCTTGAGCCATTCGAGCTGCGCGCGCATTTCCGCCCGCGACAGGCTGAAAGCGAGCTGCGACAGGCCCTCCCGCAGCACGCTTTCATTGGCGTGGCCCCGGTTGTCCTTGAGGAGACGCAAAACGGCGATGCGGACATGCTCGTTGATGTAATCGGCGAAGCTCATCGCGATTCCCGCAGCCATTGTTCGATGCGGTCCACCTGCGTGGAGAGCTTCGAGCTCAACTGGTTGGAGCCGGTCAGGCGCTCCGTCAGCACGTCGATTTTGCCGTTGGTGGTGGTGAGCTTGATTTCGAGCTGCGCGATGGCTTCGGGACGCGGCACCGCGGCTAGCCGATCCTCCAGCTCCTTGAACTTGGCGTCGCCTAGCGTGAGCCGCGTGGCGTGGTTGTCGACGCGGGCGCCGAGGGCGTGATAGTCGCCCCTGGAGACGAAATGCTGTTTCAGCCACCAGCCGGCGACGCCGAGCACGATGAGGCCTAATAACTGGACGATCGCGATCCAATCGGACGGGGTCCATACGGCGGGCGCGGTCATCGCCCCTCCCCACGCTCATAGCGCTCCTGACATGGGATGCAGCGCGCGGCGTCGGGCACCGCGGCCTTGCGCTCCGGCGGGATGTCGTCGCCGCAATCGATGCATTCGTCGGTCATATGGCGCAGCGCCACCGGCCGCGGCCGCGCGGCCAGGGCGCGCTCGCGGTCGGCTTGTTCCCGCGCGGCGGCGATATCGGCGAAATCCGTCACGACGAAGCGAATCCCCGATCAGGCCGCCGGCGCCTGCTGCAACAGCGTTTCGAGCTTGCCGATGGCGTCGTTGAGGGTCGCCTCGGCATTGGGCTGGCTCGGGTTGGCGGCGACGCTGTGGATGGTCTGCGTCAGGCCGAGGATTTCCGCCACGCCGGTGCCGATATCGGTCTTGCCCTCGACCATGCCGATGATGGTCGGGCCGTTCTTGACCAGGAACGACAGCGCGGCGAGGCCGATCGAGACGGGGTCCATCAGGTTGCTCCGGGCAAGGCGGCTTCCGCCGCGGTGAGGGCCGCGCGCGCCGATGCCAGCGGGGCGCTGGCGTCGGCCTGGGGCGCGGCGTCGGTGAACTGCTCGGCCGCGGTCAGCGCGTCATCGACTTCCTTCGAGTCCTTCTGCAGCTCGGCGACGATGCCGGGCGTGCTGCAGGCGCCTTCCGGCTGCGGACAGCGCGGCGAATAGGCATAGGCCGTCGCCGGCGTCAGGAACTTGTCGAGATATTCCTGCTTCAGCGCCTGGACCTGCTGTTGCGAGGCGCTCGGCGTCGTCGGCGCATTCGTCGCGGTGCCCGAGGTTGCGACGCAGCCCGCGAGGGCGCCCAGGAGGGCGCCCATCGCAATCTTGGTGCCGGGGAGCATGGTCAGCTCGCCGCGGCAGGCGCGGCGGCGGGTGCGGGCGCGGGAGTTGTGGCCGGTGGCGCGGCGGCGGCGGGTGCGGGCGTCGCGGCCGGCGCCGCGGTGGTGGTGGTGGCAGGCGCGTTGCTGCCGAAGACGCTCTCCCACATGCCGTCGAGCACCGAGACGGCGTCGTCGACCGCGCTTTCGTTCGCGGCCGCACTGTTCACGCCGTTGCAGGCCTGCGTCGCGGCGCTCGCGACCGCGGTCGCGGTGTTGGCAGCGCCGCCCTTCAATGCCGATTGCGCGGCGGCGGCATCGGCGGGCAGCGTGGTGCAAGCCGCTTGGGCAGCGGCGATGCCTTGGTTGACCTGGCTCGTCGAGCAGGCGCTGAGCACGATCAGGCCGGCGAACGCGAGGAAGGGGATATGTTTCACGGGGAAGCTCCTTTGCTGGGTGTCGGGGGAGCCGGGGGCGCGTAATTCGCGACCACGAGCGGCGGTTTGGCAGAGGGATTGCCGGCGATCGCGACGGTGCCCCCCGCGAGGTCGAGCCGGGCGGTGATCATCTGGGCGATGTCGGCGTTGCTGAAACCGAGGCGCGTTTTCTCGGCTTCGGCTTGGGCGAGGACGAAGCTCAGCGCCTTGTCGACCACCTCGTTGTGCAGGTCGACGATGACCGGCTTCGCGCCGACCTTCTGCTGGACCTGGTTGAGGCCGAGCTGGGCCGCCTGGTCGATGATGTTGTCGAGATAGGCCTGGTCGGCCTGGTCGCCGTGGGCGGCGAGGAACTTGTTGAGTTCGAGCTTGGCGACGATGCCGATCAGCGGCACCGAGATGGCGGCGATGTCGAGGATGACGCTGCTGATATCGACGCCGCTCATGGCTCCGGCTCGCTCCGAAAGGAAGTGAGCCGTCAAACTGTGCCCGGTCGCGCGCCCGTTCTATGCGTGAAAAAACCCCCCACGGATGCGTGCTTTTTTTTCCTAGCTGGCGATGGGCAGGTCGAGCTGGCGCGGATCGGCGCGGCGCGGCACCACGCGCCGGCGGCCGCACAAGGGACAGCGCTCGGCCGGCGTCGGCGCGACATGAGCCTGGGCCACCTGTTGTTCGATATCGGCGAGCAGCCGTTTCAGATAGCGCCGTTCCAGGCCGAGCCGCAGCGCGATCTCGGTGTAGCTCATGCTGTGCGGCGGCAGGCGCAGCTGCAGTGCGTCGTTGAAATGCAGCACCGCCGTCGCCTTGGGAATCTCGTGAGTCTGGCCGCCGAGCTTGCCGGCGCAGAGCAGGTCGGCGGCTTTCTTGCCGATCAGCACCGCGAGGCGGTGCTCGCGCGCGACTTTGCGCGGAATATGCAGCCGCACCCCGCCCCACTGCCGGGCGATCTCGATCGCCGCCTCGTAGCAGGTGAGGCGCGCGATCTCGCCCAGGATGCCGGGAAGCGGATGCGGCTGCGTCATTTGCCGGCCATCAGCCGATCGAGGGTGAGACCCGGCGCCATCTTCGGCGGTTTCCACGACGGAATCGGTCGCGGCTTCGGCTCATAGGCGTCGCGAAGCGTGTCCCTGACTTCGGCCTGACGGCGAAGCTGCGCGGCGTTGTAGCAGGCAACGCAGTTGCCGCCGCGGTTGCGCCGCGTGCCACCGCACGTGCCGCAGGGGCTGCCGTCATGGGTGTTCGCGGCCTTGCGCCACTTCATGGCGCGGCCTCGGGCGCCACGCGGCGCAGCCACGCGCCGAGCCGGCGCACCGCGTCCTGGGCATAATCGACCGAGAGCCGTTCTGGGATCGCGACAGCGTACCCCATCGCCATCAGCCAGCGGCCGAGATCGCCGTCACGGCCTTGGAGCGTGCCCAACTCGCGCAGGCGCCGCCATTGCGACTCGATCAGCTCTGGCTCGTAGCGGCCGTGGCACGGGCTGCGCATGATGCATCGCAGCGGCACATAGCCCACGCGGGCACACCAGCTCTTCAGCGCCTCGATGCCGGCGGCGAGATCGGCGGGCCGGTTCCAGCGCAGCGCCGCGATGCCGGTCTGCCGGGTGACGAAGCTGGCGAGCGCTTCGTCCGACGCGTCGCGCACGGCGCCGAGCTGATAGAGCGAGCGCCACAGCGCGCGCAGCTTCGATGCCTGCTCGCGATCGTCGGCGCCGCGGCCGCGCCGCTGCGCCCGGCCGGCGCCGAACGAACGCAGATGATCCATGACCTGGCCGCGCTCGGCCGCGCTGAGTTCGCCGGCGCTGTCGGTGCGCCCGTCGCTGAACCGCGCGATCAGGGCGCGGTAGGCATCGTCGGCCATCGCCAGCTGCTTCTTCGCGGCATGGATGAAGGCGAGATCGCGCCGCCGCCGCTCGGCCGCGGGATCGAGTGGACGCGCCGCGGCGGTCATGGCGCGGCCTGATCGATATTGCGCGGCACCACCGTGAAACGGAGCGCAACAACATCAGGCGATGAATAGCCATCCCACTTCGGATGCAACTCTGCCCAACCAATCTGGAACATGCCGACGGCAGAGCAGAGAGTGCCGTAACTCTCGATAATCCAGCGGTCCCCTATCTCCCGCGGACCAAATCCGTCATTGAGTTGGCCGGCGGCGAAGCCCTCGGCGACGGCATCCTCCTCCGATATGTCCAGCAGCGGCTCAATCTTCTTCTCTGTGACGACGAGAGTGAGACGCGAGGCCCGGCGCGGCATGTGGATTGCCGGACATGCCTTAGCTGCTTTAGCCCCTTGATATGGGGCGCGCCACCACTTGAATTGCGCATCGCCATCAGGATCGGCGCAATAGCGGACTTCCAACGGGTGGCGAGTAAATTTGTCGACCGCTGGCGACGGCCAGTAGCTTTCTCTCACCCAAAATCTGTCTCCGGGACTGCATTTGGTGAGCGGCGATGTCGCCAATCGATGCGTCATTGTCTTGCGGCCTTCGATCGTCGCTCCGATCATTGCCCCGGAAAAAATGATGGGCCAATCAGTCATGGCGCGCTCCGGTCGAGATGGCCGAGCGTCGTGCCGGGCGGATGGCCGCGCTCCCACACGAACCAGGCGTGCGCGGTCGGCGTGCCGGAATAACCGACTTTAATTGCGGCTTTGCTCAAGGTGCCATGGCCGCAGCACGGGTCGACAACGCGGGGTGTCAGCAGCTCGCGGCGCAGGATCGCAGCGGCGCACCATTCCGGCGTCTCGAAGGCTTCGAGGCGGATGGCGTCCTCCGTCCGGCCGGCGAACGGCCACGGGAATAGCGAGTCGTTCATGCGGTCGGGTCCCGGTCGATCTCGCGCGCGGTGATGACGACGCCGAAAGCGAAATTGCCGAGCAGGGTCATCAGCGCGCCGCCGCCGAAGAAAATCGCCAGCACCGCCGCGACAACCCAGGGCGAGTAGCCGGTCATCGGACGATCCCCGCGCAGCGCGAGCACAAATCCTCTTCGCCGGGTGTCCAATGGCAGCCGCCGGCGCAGGCGTGATCTTCGGTGCAGCCGCAGCCGCGGCAGGCCAGCAACACCTTCAGCGAAATGTGCTCGATCGGCGCGTCACGGAAGAAGCGCGTGAGCGTGCGCTCGAACCGGGCCTGCGTTGTCGGCTCGATCTGCGGGTCGAGCGACCAGGCCTCCAGGCGACATTCGCCGAAATCGTCGATGGCGGCGATGCGATAGACGACGGGCATGGCTACGCGGCCTCCTGGCCCGAAGCGCGCGCGGCGCCAAAGATTTCGCGGCACGCACGGATGAATTTCCAAGCGGCTATGCCGCCGTGCTCGTGGCGCTTTAATGCCTCTTCAAATTCCGCCAGCGCCTTGTGCGCTCGATCTCCGGCGGTGCCGCCGGCCGTGCCGGCGCGCGCCTCGGCGGCGCGGGCGCGCTCGATCAGCGCGTTGTTGGCGCGGAGCAGCTCCTCGACGCGACATTCCAGCCAGCCGACGCGGCCGCGCAGGGCGCCGAGCTTCTCGCCGATCGCGATGAACTCGTCGATTGTGAGCGCGACGGTGGGCGCGGTATCGGCGCTCATGCCGCGTCTCCATCGCCCGGCGTCGCCAGCGCGGCCCGCATCCGCCGGCGCAGGGTGAAATCGACGATCTCGGCGCCGGCGGTGTCGGCGTTATTGCCGTCGGCGCTGAGGATGATGGTGCGCGCGATGTCGGTCAGCTCGGCGGCGAATTCCTTGGCCTCGCCGCGGTCGAGCACGACCAGGCCGTGCGTCTCCAGCGCCAAGAGCAGCTGGCGGGCGCGGCCGACCAGGGCGCCGGCGACGCGCAAGGCTTGGAGCTGGATCATGCCAGCCTCAGCCGCGCCAGCAACGCGCGGAACCGGGACGGACGCGGCGCCGTCGTTGGCGCGGCGACCGCGACAAGGCGGCGCCGGTGCGTGAAGACGGCTTCGGCATCGCGGCCGCGGCGGGCGCCAAGGCTCATTTGCGCGAGGCGCGGCGGCGGCGATTCCTCGTGCCAGGCGACAAGATCGGCATCGCTCATGTGTCAACTCCAAGGTCAGGGGATGGCGCCTGCTCGGCGCGGATTTTCGCGATCTGCGCCGCCGCCTCACCGACGCAGCTATCGCAAATGAAGACGGGATGCGGCCCGGCCAGCATCCACCACACCTCGTGTTGGCCGCGGCCGCAGAACGAGCAATGGCACAGCCGCTGCGCCGACTTGGCGGGCGCGGCAGGGCCGCTCGGCGGCCGCCGGTCGAAGCCGTTCACTTGCCCGCCTCCGCCTTAAGCGAGGAAAAACGACATTGGCCGCCGTGGCATTCGCGATAGAGCGCGATGCTGGTCGGGTTGGCGCCGCTATACGGCGCGGCCTGGTGGCCGCGGCAGGTCTCGCCCTCGATGCGGCCCAGCACCGGGCATTCGACCTGCATCAAATAGGTGCGGATACGCCGCTCCAGATGGGAGCGGTCGCGCCGGTACTTATTGTTGACCAGGAGGCTGATGGCCGAGGGCGAGTAACGCAGCTCGCGCGCCATGTGGCTCTGGCTGGTGCGGTCGACGGCGCGGGCCAGCGCCACGATCCAGTCGGGCGGCGCGCCGCCATAGGCCGCATGAACGCGGTCGAAGGCGTCGGTTTTCATGGCGCCCCTCCGGTGGATGCGACGTGCTCCCGTTCTTCCGCCGGCCACTTCGCGGCGAAGTCATTGAGGAGGCGGATGATGAGCATGGCGACGCGGATATCGCGTGCCGTGGCGATGCAAGCGCCGGTGCTGCGGACGATGTTGGCGCCGTCGCGGCTATAGGGACCCGCGGCCGGCGCCGATGTCTGTTCGATGCCGGCGGCGACGCCACGCTCAAAGATGCGCTGCCACAGCACGATCGTGTCGCCGGGCGTTTTCGGCGGATAGGCGCCGAGCGAATGCGCCTCGTCGCCGAAGCGCAGCACCAGCTCCCGGCTCGACTTGTCGAGCGTGAAGCGCGGCGGCACGGCGCTCATGCGTCGATCTCCCGGTGCCAAACGATCTTGCCGAGATTGGGGTCCCAAACCGCGTCGATGACGCGTTGCTCGATCGGCGGCTTGGGGCCGCTGTTGTGACGCGGGAACAGGCGATAGACCGCGCTTTTCGCGGCCGCAGGAATGGCGCGCTCGACGAGCTGCAGGTAACCCGCGCGCAGCAGCATCGCGATATAGTTGGCGGCGAATTTCTGCTTGATCGGGACCTCGTCGGTCGAGGCATTGATGGCGAGATCGCGCGCGGTGAAGGTCGGCAGGTGGCGGATGGTCTGCCATAGCTGCTCGGTCTGACGGCCATGGCTAGTGACGCGGCCGCCGCGGGTGACGCGCGGCGCCTCGACGCCGACATCCTGCACAAGCACGTAGCGAGCGCCTTTGCGGGAATGCTGCGAAAACGCCACGGCGACGAAGCCACCCTCGACCAGCTCGCGCAGATAGCGCTCGACCATGGGTTTGTCCTCGTGGCCGCCGTAATAGAGCTCCTTGAACGTGAACGCGGCGGCGCCGGCGCCGAGCTTGCGGATGCGCTGCCAGATCAGCTGGCGGCTAGTCGGCCGCTCGGCTTGAGCGGCGAGATCGCGGCGGCGTTGGGTCGTCATGGCGGGGGGACCGGGACGGGGGTCGGATCAGCGCGGGCCGGCCGGCGGCTTGCCGGTGAAGAACTCGCGCGACGCCTCGCGCCAATCGGCGAACGCGATCCGGGTCTTGCCGGTGGTCTCGGCGAATTCGCGGATGGCATCGAGATTGACGCAGATGCGGCGCACCGAGCCGCCCGATGCGTCATGCACTGCCGCCAGCAGATCGTCGCCGAGCTGGAGCGCCGGGCAATAGAGCTTCGCTAGGTGTTTGGTATCGCCGAGCGAGGCCGCGAAGGCCCGCGTCCATTCCAGCACGCGGCCGTGGACCCGTTCCCACGGTCGCAGCTTCTGCTCGATCTGTTCCTCGCCGATCAGGATGACGGTGCCGAGGGAGGCCTCATAGATGTCGCGGACGATCTCGATATGGCCCTTTTTGACCAGGAAATCGGCCTCGTCGATGATCAGCGGGCGCTGCAGCCGGCGGCGCTTGCCGTGGCCGTCCTCGATTTCGACCTTGGCGAGCGAAAGCTGCTCGCCGATCATGTCGACCATGTCGCTGATCGTTCCGGCGGGGCGGACGCCCATCTCGCCGAGGATCGCGGTGCAGAGTTTTTTCCGCGACCACACCGACTTCATCTGGACGTGATAGGCGCGGAATTTGTTGACGGCGTAGATCGCGGCGGTGGACTTGCCGAGCCCCGATTTGCCGTAGAGCACGCCCATGCCCGGCAGGCGCGAATCGCGCCCGGCGACGCGCTCGACCAGCTGCGCCATCAGCGAGACATTGCGTAGCGGCGCGATGGTGCCGTTGACCGGTATCGTTTCCCCATGCATAGTTCCGTCTCCAAGTAAGGTTTGTGTTACGGCGTCGCCCCTGGGGGCGGCGCCGTTTCGTTTCATTCCTCGGCTAGGAGCCAGGGCAGACCGAAATCGAGATGCAGCTTCTGGTGCCCGAGGTATTCAGAAGTCTTGATGTACCCGCGCCACCATTGGGCGTCCTTGTGCGGGATCACCTGACCGCGCGAGACCTCCGCCTCCGACAGTGCGGTGCAGCGGCGATACCGGCCTTTGGGGCTGATTGGCGTCACCGCTAGGCGCGACAGTTCGAGATCGACGAAGCGCTGGAACAGGATTTGGTCGGAGACATTTTCCGGCGTAAGCAGCAACGCTCCGCCATGGCTCGTTATGCCAAATTCGGCCTCGACGCTTCGGCGCAGCATCTCGTCTTTCTCGCGCAGCAACCGTTCGGCACGCTCCTGCTCCGCTTCAAATTCGGCTTCCAAGGCCGCCTGCGCGGCGCTGATCGTCTCCTCGACCGTGCGCGTAGGCCCCGTAAGTTCGGCCACGATCTTGGCTTCCATCGCCAATGTCGCCTCGCTCGCCGGCGGCTGCTCCAGATGCGCCGGGCCGCGCAACGCCAGCGCCGCCTCGTCGAGGTCGGGCGTGGTGTACGGCACGGCGGCTTGCGGGAACGCCACCACATTGGCGGCGGCGCCGGCGCGCTCCGCGAAAATGTCGTGGACGATTGTGTGCGTCTTGGCGCCGCGCGAAGCGGCCTTGAGCGCGGCCTTGCCCTCGCGGATCGCTTCCTTTTGGTGCGCCTGGCGGCGTACCGCCAGCTCGCGCCGCGTCACGCCGAGATCGGCGCGCTCGGGGCACACGGCGCGGGCGATGAAGCCGCCATCGAGCGCGAAGACATAGAGCGCGCCGATATCGCCGTCGTCATAGAGCACGCGGACATCCTCGCCCTCGCGGCCGCCCAGCGCCGGCGC